ACTGATGACTCACAAATCGTAGATCAATGGTTTCAAGATGTGTGCAGAAATGTAGTAATGGAGACATTTGAACAGTATGAAGCCAATAATCCTAGGCCAGTAAGTGGCGTTCAAAAAAGAGACATAGGCAGCGGTAGAACAGAAATTTCTTGACGAAAAAATAATAGTTATGCTACAATATAGTATTAACTACTCATATCAAATGTCATGACCAAATATCTTCTCGTTGATACCGCTAATACTTTTTTTCGTGCTAGGCATACTGCTTCTAGACAAAGTGATACCTGGGACAAATTAGGTTTTGCTATACATGTAACACTGGCAAGTGTTAATAAAGCCTACCGTGATTTTGGTGCTAAACATGTAGTCTTTTGTTTAGAAGGTCGTAGCTGGCGCAAAGATTTTTATGAACCGTACAAGAAAAATCGTGCAGTAGCTAAGGCAGCATTATCTGAAAAAGAACTAGAAGAGGATAAGCTTTTCTGGGAAACTTTTGAGAATCTTAAAAATTTCCTCATCGAAAAGACGAACTGCACTGTATTGCGACATGATCATCTTGAAGCTGATGATCTAATCAGTGGATGGATTCAACATCATCCATCAGACGATCATATCATTGTCAGTAGTGATACTGATTTTCATCAACTGCTTGCTTCGAACGTTTCTCAATACAATGGTATTACCGAAGAACTACATACAATCAATGGTATCTTCGACAAGAAAAACAAATTAGTCATTGATAAAAAGACAAAGCAACCAAAAACTATTCCAGATCCAGAATGGATTCTGTTTGAAAAGTGCATTCGCGGCGATAGCTCCGACAATGTTTTTAGTGCTTATCCTGGAGTGCGAGTAAAAGGTTCAAAAAACAAAGTAGGACTAACTGAAGCATTTGAAGACAGAAAGTCTAAAGGTTTCAATTGGAACAATCTGATGTTGCAACGTTGGACTGATCACAATATGGTAGAACATCGTGTAATGGACGATTATGAACGCAATCGAACGCTTATTGATCTAAAAGCACAACCATCACACGTTAAAGATTGGATTCATCAAACTATTGTTGAAGGCACTGTGCCAAAAGAAAAATCTATGATTGGCATTCAATTCTTGAAGTTCTGCGGCAAGTATGAACTTAATCGTCTGAGCGAAATGTCAAATAATATTGCTGACATTTTCTCAAACTCTTACCCAACATGACAATATGACTAAACTAAAAGATATAGTAGCTAAATCAATACTATCTGATAAGTACTGGATTCTAGAATCAAACGGTAAAAAAATAGGCACAATTCAAGCCATAGATGATGGCGGGTTTACGTTGGTCAAAGATCAACAACGTAAGAAATATGCAACTATTAATGCATTAGGTGCTGAAAATAATATCTTATTTGATAAGAAGAAATACCATAAAAAATCTGTAACAGTTAATTTAATTGGAGATTATCCAATTTCCGGCAATGCTTACAATGTAATATGGAATATTAGAAAAAAATTCGCGGCATATACGAAAACTAAAAAAAGTAAGTGTCATTATTGTGCTGGATATTTCATTGTTAAATTTCAAAATGAGTGGCAAATAATGTTTTGTCCAAAACTAATTATGGTAAATAGATATCAAACCAGTGGTCCTTATAAATCAAAAGCAGAAGCAGAAAATGCATTGAAAAATGGATCCTACTAATCTAACCTTACACATTAAAAAGTTTAACGATAAGCTCAAAATAATGAATCAGTCGGGTTCAAAAGACTTGACCCTATCAGCACAAGAAGCAAGAGGGCTACATGCTGATATATTCGAACTGTTAGCACACATAGCCAGGTTATCTAACAAGCCACAATCCACTGACGATACAAACAAAGTGATTCAAGTATCAATGTCAGGTGGAAGTTTTAAGTAAAAAGATTTTTCATCTAAATTTGATAAATAATAATAGTATATTATTGAATTTATCAATTTAGAGGTGAAAAAATGAGTCGGCCAAAGCCTAATGTATTAACAGAATATGTAAACAAAAGTAATTATAAGACAGAGCAAATCTTAAGTAGTGAAGGCATCTGGGCTGTTTTCTATAATGGTCAACCTTTCAATCTTAAATCTAGTAACATGCTGGTCAATTATCCAGGACCAAAATATAAAAAAGTTGCCTTTTCTAACAAAGGACACGCCATTAATTTGGCAAAAAAGTTAAATACTTTATTCAAAACTAATAAGTTTGAAGTAATATTATTAAAACAAGGTGAAAAAATATACCCAAACTCAGTTGAATAAGATATTTGCTATTCAATCTAACAAACCGCTTATTAAGTTCAAAAATGTTATTTGGTTCAATAGTACCAATGATACTAGTTTAAGACTTACCCTGGCGGGATATAATTTTTTAGTCAAAGAATGTAATTTGAAATCTTATTCTTTCAAGTTAAACACGCCTTTTACAAATAAAATGTTGTTGCAACTAGAGAGATATTATCCAACATTTTATTTTTTAATTCCCTCTAATCACATTTTTATAACGTTTGAGGACGAATTCACCACCTTGCTCATACTACAAGATGGTGATTTAAAAACACTGCTTTCTAATCTTGAAAATACAAATTAATCTTTGTTTTCCTTACAATTATTTTTGCTATTGTCTTTACCGCCGGACAATATAAATCCAGATAGTGTTCCAGTTAAAAACGTAGCAATAGGAATAATCAATTCAAAAAACTTTGCATCTACTGGGCTTATGGCATCTAGTGGTTGAATCACAAATATTATACTGTACAACACCACAAACACGATACCCATCAACGTCAATGCTAAACAAGTAACAATAACGGCTTTTACTCTAGCATTAAGCTCTTCAATTGTTAATCTCACACTATTTTTCTTATCTTTATCAATTACGGTAATATCTTCGGACATGTTCTAGTTTCCTTGCAAATTTCTGGCTTACATTCATGTAAGTGTCTTTTCTCTGGATCTTGACAAGGATATCTATATCCTTCTTGACATCCAACGAGAATCACAACACTTAGTATTGATAAAATATATTTAGTGGCATAATTTATCATTTAAAAACTCCTAAAATTATTAGCTATTTGTTTGCATTCCAACATCATATACTATGATGCTTATCCAGGCTAAAATTAAAATGCAAATAACTATAACTATGGTTGCTAGGCCATAATTTATTACAGCATCAAAAAATGCTTTACGTCTTCTCATTTGTTCGTAAATCATTTTCTCTCTTTTTTCTTTAATACTTCTACGTATTTGTACAAATTCTCTGTATCCTTCCTGGCCCAAATGTTGTAAATTTCCATATAAGAACATCTGATAAATTTCTTTTTCCATCGAGTGAATTTTTTGCTTTGCTATAAATGTATCAAAGGCTTCGGATGTTTCACTTTTAGAAAACCCTATTTTCTCAAACAGTCCTGGTCTTTTATTTTCCTGTTGCCTTATACATTCTTGTAAATCACTTGCTGCGTCTGCCCACTGACTTAGTTGTGAATATACATCTTGAACTTCTCTGCCTATCTCCACGGCTCTTTTTACTCCATTAAACGCAGTAGTTACCATCGCAAGTGCTGATACTGGATCAATCATATTTTTCCTTTTTTGGAGAATTTTTGAAATTCAATGTACCAGTATGTAAACTTCCTCCTTGCATTTATTTACATAATTTTTGATTTTTTTAAAGTGCTGACTTTGACAAAAAATCGGCAATGCTATAGAATAGCACCATCTTAACTCTGAAAATCTTTATGAACAGTCTTCCCATCAAAATCGGCAATGTCATCAATAGCATTGACCCAGAATTTAGGATTCCGATCATGAATGCACTATCGTGCAGTGACGGTACCTATCTAAGCTTTCATAGGGAACTAATTTCCCAACAATGGGACTATCCAGAACTACCGATCGAAAAAATCATTGACGATATTTGCTGGGATGTTGCATAAAAACAACATACAGAAAATACGTTTAGCTATACAATACCTTCATTACCTCAATTTTACAGGAGCATTTAAATGGCAAAAGAAACTATCACCGAAAATCGTACCGTTACCGCAG